TCTTTTCAACGAGCTCCCAATACTCAGCACTTAAATTCTTCATTAGTTTTTGGGCACCGCCACTATTGTTTTGGTTTTTCTTTACTGTTTCTTTAGATATTCCTACAACGTTACACATTGCCTCTAAAACTTCCTCTCCCTTGCTTACTATATATTCATACCCAATGTAAGATGTCGTGTCTGAGAAATACCACTTATCATCGTCTAAGAACTTACTAAAGTCTAGATACTTTGTAAATATAAAGTCAGCATCATGAAAGAAGTAGCAAGAACTATCTGGATTTTCTTTAAAGTGCTTCTTAAGTATGTGTGCCTGAATAGCTGGCAAATACTTGCATTCACCTAAAGTATCTTCATAAAAGAAAAAGTTCACACTAGTAAAGTGATTTTTTAACTTATTCCAAGATTCAGGAATATCCCCCTGATAGCCAGCAACTACATTGATCTGCTCTGGGCTATACCCATTAATCATGAAGTTCATTATTTGCACCTCAACTTGCCATGCATAATAATCTATCGCTGGTTGTGCTGATAGAAATTTAATTTTATTCATTAACAATTTTTAATATTTCCAGTCCAAAGCGCACCATCCCACTCGTAAGCTACAGAGCTTGTGTATGCCTTGTAGTAGTTAGCTGGAGCAGGAGTAGTAAACGCTGCGTCTATGCATATTCCACTAATGGGATCTCCAATTGGTCCATCTGTATAAAACGTAACAACAGGCGAACTACAAACAACACTCTCTATGCCATAGTTACATAAAACAGAATAAATAGGTTTAACTGTAGTTGTGGTTGTGGTTGATGTCGTTGTTGTTGTTGTTGTAGTCGTTGATGTTGTTGTCGTTGTAGTGCCTATGCAGCTAGAACAGTTAGCAAAAATAAATAAAATATTAGCATCTTGTACGCCTGGTAGTGATGTTGTTATTATCTCATAACAATTGCCATCATCTCCCTTTACTATATCCCCTGCAACTACTGGATACAAGCTTTGGTAAGCAAGCAAGTATGTTGGTCCAGGAGATGTACATAATTCAGCATCATAGTAATATGTTGGTATTGTAGTAGTAGTTGTTGTTGTGGTTACTATACTACAAGGGCTTATGTGTAACACCTGCCCCGTATTAGCTATATGAATAGCATAAGTGTTTACCCCATCATTGGCTATATACCATAAAAATCCACCATTAAATAAAGTAGTACATAGTGGGTCAGTATATACTATGTCACCCACTAGTGGCATTGTATATGCACCGAAATGATAGTATGAAATAAATATACCTGCTGAATTACATGCCGTATATGCGTCATTTGCAGGATTTAATGGGCTTATGTTAAAAGCTGTTATTGGAGGAAGTGTAGTAGTTGTAGTACTTGTTGTCGTGGTAGTAGTGCCAGTACACGTTGTACAATCTGCGTATATAACTACGGGGTTCTCAATATAAAAGTATGGAAATCCTCCTGGCGATACAGATGTTATTTCCCAACAATTTCCGTCAGCAGTTTTAACAATGTTTGTTGGTACAATAACTGCTGATGTAACATCTATCAATATAGCGGTTGTAACTCCATCTATACATGATACAGCCTCATAATAGTTACCAACAACAGGTATAGTTGTGGTGCTAGTAGTACTTGTTGTGGTAGTACTTCCTGCACAAATTGATGTCTCAACAACGTATCCGTTTCTATCTATTTTTACAACATAATCAGACTTATCAATAAAGTACCAGAAGTTTCCTCCGTCAAAATACTCTTCAGCCAGTTGATCTTTGTATACCCTATTTCTTAAGTCTGGAACAGAATACTCTCCGTCAAAATACAGTATTGAAAATGTAGGTGTTATGCTACAGCAATCACTAGCCGTTTCTTTATACTGTTCAACATCTACAGAAAATGGTGTAAGTAGCTCTCCCTTAGATACAAATACATTAATGTCGTATATAGGGCTTGTACCAAAACAATTGGTTGCAGTTACAGAAAAAGAGAAATCTTTTAATTCTTGAGCTGTTCCAGACAAAACACCTGAATCAGAAAAACTCATTCCATTAATCAATGTATATTCACTACACTGACCAGAAGATGTTGCGGTTCCATCTCCAGATATTAATACTGGTGCAATAGATGCACATACCACACTTTCTACAGAAGGGCTAACTGAAATATATCTACTATCGCCATTACAGTCAGTATAACTAAACACACTGGATTTTGAACCTCCTGTTAAAACATAATTGTAACAACTGCCAATTAAGTTAAAACTAGTTGGAGAACCTATTGACGATAAAGGTATACTTATTTCTTCTCCTACAGTTATAAATATATCACCCTGCGTAATCATTGGTGGTGCAGTTTCAGGACAATTACATGCACCAACTGACTCTACAACTCCATCATTATTTACTAAAACATAGTATTTATTAACTGGACTTGGTACGGCACAAGATGATATGTCAACCATATGATACGCATTATTTCCATCATATGTAGACGCTCCTAGTGGATCAAGATATATATTGTCTCCAAACTGTGGAGTTAAGTTAAACCCATCATGGTAGTAATTAGATGTAGGACATTGTGTGCAAACATTTGAGAGATCTCCATCGGTTATATCAATATAAAATGGAGTTAGATACGGATTAACTTTATTTATAATCCATGTGGATGTTGCAATTGGAGAAGACACGATTATCTCTCCATAACCTAAGTCTGTGTTTTTCTTAAATCTTAACGCACCGTTTCCATTATTTACTAGGCCATTATAAGGAAACGATAACTTTATATCGTCTGGATTAACTCCAGCACTTATTAAGGCATTATAGTTTGCCAATGTATTTAATCCCACATAACCAGAATCAGAAACTATACCCCCGTTCCACTTTATTTGAAATCTAGTTGGAGTATCTAATGAATTGTAATTTATTCCAGCAACTCCTAAATATGAACCTAAAGTCCAATCAATTACTCTCTCATCTGTTACACCTATATATGATATATTAGTACTTCCTTCTGCCGTATCGTTATAATCCCAGAACAAGTATAAGTATGGATAATCGTTAGGGTTTACAAAAACAAAAGTACCAACAAATTCTCCACCTGAATATATTACAGGTATCTCTGTAGATATGTTTACCAAAGTATCTTTATCTCTAGCATCATATATTTTATCTGACACATGATAGTACAACTTGTTGTTTAAGGTTGGAGCTAAGTCTTGATATGTGCCTGTTGAGTCACCTGCCTTTACTGTTACTGTAGCACCATCATACGGCATATAATCTACACCACCAACGCCAGTAAGTTGATCAAACAATGCTATATTATTATTACTAACAACAACATTGTTTATCTCGTAAGTGCTACTTCCAGTGTACTCAAAAGATTGTTTGGTCATCATATCTTATCCGTTTATTAGTGGTATTAATTGAATTGGAGCACTTACTCCTCCTTGAGTTAATATAAAGTCTTTTGTTAAGTTGTTACAATATGTTACTCTAAATATAACGCTTCTAGGTGAGTTTGATGGATTAGAGGAATAAGCTGCATATATAAATTGAGAGTATGAACCGCTTATTGTTTGACAATTTACCCAGTTAGTTCCAAATCCATTATCTTGTATAGAAATAGACCAACTAGTCATGCTATTTATTGAAAACATAAACACGGCTCCAACCGATACGCTTGAATTTACACTCTTAATAGTTGGAACTAAATTAAGATCACATGATTCTTTTAATCTAGATGAAACACTAAGAACATATGTTCCATTGTAAGGATCAAAACCACCAAACTTATAGTTAGTAGGATTATATTTCATAGTGTCAATCCAAAATGAACCCATCCCTTGATTAGATATAGGAATAACTTCAGTTCCTACTAACTTTAAAACAGAACCTCTTTTTTCATCAGCAAAGTAACAAACATCCCCCCATGTAGCAAAACTCTCAGGATTATCGCTTATTCCATACTCTCCTGGATACGCTACCTGATTTCCAAGAACCTCTGGTATAGATGCTATCTGACTTCCTCCAACAGCATCATACAATAAGTTTTTACCATACAGAACTGATGTAACTTTATCTTGATGTAACGTTAATAAATCAGTATCTCTAGCCTTTAACTTTTGTACGCTACCATATCTTTTATCTAAATTTTTAAAGTTTGCTAGCGATAAATTAAATTCGTTTAATCTATTTAGAGAAGTAGTAGCCTGAAAAACACCACTATATGTTAATGATGCAAACTTGTGTTCTTCTTCGTAGTCCTCAATTAAAGTTGTAGTTCTTATACTATACTCCATTGTGGGCTGATTGAATCCATCTTTTATTCTATAGGTTTCTAATCCAGATGAATAAGTGAACGCATTGAAATCTCCATTAGGGTACTCAGGATAGTTTAATTGAATCTTAGCTGGATTTGTTACAGATGTTTGGTCTTGCTCGTATGTTGTGTATGCAACACTTCCAGGGAAAGATGGAGCTGTTGATATAGCTGGGAATATATCTATAGAGTATCTATCGTTTATACCTGTAACAGAATATGCGGTAGTTGACGATACACCATTTGTATTAAGATATATAACATCGCCAATACTAAAGTAATGAGCCCACTCCTTACTAGTTTGTTTTAATCTAGTAGATAAAAGAGGACCTGGTTGTCTAACATCAAAATACCATCTAGATATGTGTTTACCATTCTTAATAGGATAAGTTCTAGATAGTTCATGGAATATATCTACGTCAGTTTCTAGTGGTACAGTTTCACAAATTATTGATTTAGATGGGGTAACTTGACTTATTGTAAATTTAACCTCAAATATATTTTGTTTACAACCATTTTTATTTCCATAACCCATCATAAACATTGAAACTCTTTGAGAGTTAGGATCATAAACTATTTGATTTGTTTGATTTCCATTATTTGGATATATCTGGTTTAATGGCCCTGTTGTTTCTCGAAACCAAATTGGTTTTGCTCCTTGATTATTGCTATTGTTATTAGCTCCTTTAGATATAAATGATGTCCAAGCACCTGACTCAACAAACCATTCCTCTATATTTTCATATTGTTGTGGAGATGTAAATGTTTGTGGACTCGCATATGCCAGACTATTATATCTGTCATTTAATACTTGAATTGTAATAGACGCTCCAGCATATACTGGACCAGAAAATGAACCAGATAAAACAGCCATACCACCATTTAATCCTTCAGTGTATCCATAAACACTAGAATTAGTTATTGATGATGAGTTAAAATAATTAGATCCCATTCCAAGAGACACAGTTGTGCTTGAATTTAGTGGTTTCATAGTTCTACCACCTATTTTCCATTTATCTCCTACTACAAAATTATTGCTATTAAATTGTATAAAAAATGCAGAATAATCAGCAGTATTATTTATAGTTAAATTTCCAAAAGGTCCTTGACCATAACCGTTTCCATAAAAATTAACTGTAGATGCATATGTAGGTGTTAATATTCTATAAACTTGACCAACAACTATAGGTATATCATTTGCTTCTATCCAGTTAGAAACACCAAATAAATCAACTGTATAATTAAATTTATTACCTGGCTTTATTTCTATTGTATATCTTAAATCTTTACTATAAAAATATCTTTTACTTATCTGAGAACTTGGAATTGGGTTATTTATTCCTGGCGATGTATTACCAGTAAATGATGATGTTATAGTAGTTGAAAGTGCTGTTGCATCAGAAGATATTGAGCCATAAAAAACAGGCTTTGATGTGTATCCATATGATGCATTAAAATTTGATGAATTTACTAAAGCAGGAACTGAATTTCTTTCACTTCCTGTATTACAATTAAGCTGATTTGTTGCTTGAGTATTAGAAGAAAATACCTGAGTTCCATTTACTGGCAAAATATTTGTTTCATTAGCCTCAATTTTTATTTTAAAATATAATCCTTCTGGGGCATTTGTTATATTATTAAATCCCGCTTGTTTCATCTCAACTTCCAATATTTTATATTGTTTATTTGAGTATGTAGGCGTGGTAGGTGCTCCCTTTTTTATAATTATATAATCACCAACACCAAATTTATCTCTATCTGATTCATTAATTAAAAAATATCTAAAAAGTCCTTGGTTAACATATAATCTAGGAAATATATTGTAATAATCTTTTTTGCTTTGTTTTAAAACTAGTCTGTAATTTGTGGCCCAACAAGGAGGAGCATGTTTTATTTCAACATGTAAACTGTTCGCATAGTTAGATTGTGTAGGAGGTATGTATACAGCATTGCTTAAACTATTTCCTGAATTACTAAGAGGTGGTGTTAGAACTGTAGTCATTCTACCATACTCATCAGTATAAACAATACCTATCTCGTAATCTCTATCACTTCTAAATGATCTAAGTGGGGCTGTACCTGTAACAGGTACTGAATAGTAGTTTACCGTAAAATCAATTTTTATATCTACATCATTACAGTCTGATATATTCCTAAATTGTAAATAATTACCATATATCAATCTATTTCCAATTACATCTTGTGCTAAAGCCTTTAGCGGCACATTATCAAACAATCTTGTAACTTGATCGCTTGGTAGAGTTGAATATATCTTATTGTTTCTAAATGTAAATGAGTATGTAGTGTTATCAGCTATGCTTAATTCATCTTTATTAAAAGACTCAATAATCATTACGTTTAAGCTTCTTGTATCTCTTACAACTAGTTGTATTTCTTTTACAAACTCATTCCCAGTTTCAAAATATATGTCAACTCTATTTATGTTGTTCACCATACCAAGATTATCTCCAGTCTCGTAATCTATTCCAAAATTACCAGCTCTAAACCCAACGGCTGAGAATGGTGCTAACGAGCTATACTCATTGTCAACATATTTATATCTATAAGAAAAGTATACAAACTTTTCTTTTAAATTAGTTGAATCAGGATTATTATCTTGAGACATGCTAATGTATGGAGCGTTCAATGGTGGAGCCATTATAACGCTAATATCGTCAGCTATTGATGGATCATCAGCTGTATATCCCTTGCATCTATTTATATTGATTCGTCTAGGAGGATTATAGTTATCTGTCCAAAATAAATAGTCATTGTTATCTTGACCCTCTATATAGTTTATCCCTGTTACAATATAATCGGGGCTAAAATTAAGAGGGCTTCCTGGATTTGGTTTAGAGCATTGCAATACTCTTATTGTCTGTTGACTTAATACATTATGCTCAAATATTGCATCAAATTCATCGCAAGTAACAAGCCAATAAATTAGATTTTTAGGCTCATAAGCTATTGCACCAATAACAATTGGATTTGTAATAGTAGCTGATGTAACCAGTGCAGATATCGGTGTTCCATTAGGAAATTGAGCAGTTACACCACTCAAAGAATTACCATATGCATTTTGTATGGCACCTACATCTCCTGCCGCATAACTATTTACAGTTATATTTTTAGCATATCTATAGTAACCATTTGGCAATAACCTCTCATCGAGGTCTTGATTCATTACTCCCTTTTGAAATGTTCTACTAATTTCAGCCATAACTATTTAATCCATTTGTCTCTACCCCTTAAGCTCATCAAGAGTCTAGACGGATGCATGTTACTTAATCTTATTTTTGCGTTTCTTAGATTTGCAGACTTCTCGTCTCTAGCTCTTCTTATGGCGTATTCCTGAACACCAGTCTTATTGTTAAGTATAGCCCACTTTAGGTATGAATATATATACTCCTCGGCTAACTTATTTATGCTTATTCTAGAATCATCACCGTTTTCCATTCCGTCTGATATGTATTCTAAAACAATTTTACCATATTCAACTCCACTAGTAAAATCAATTACGCCAGCAGCTTTGTTGATTGTGAAACGAGGATTTTGGTTTGCGTCTTCGGTGTTTAAACCAAAACGACTGCCCACGTTATATCCAAAATACCAATCCCCTTCGTATGCCCATCCATAGTATCCGTTGTATGGGCCAGCTCCTGTGTATAATTGTTTGTCTTGTCTTAAGATATCTAACTTAGATGTGCCAGTTACAACTTCACCATTGGAGTCAAATATTATGTCTAGGTTATTGTCTTGTAAGTATGCGTTAGCAGTTATTGCAGTACGACTTTCTACCAAAGGAATTAATACATTACCCTTTAACAATGATATTCTAACATAGTTTATATAGTCTGGAGGAAGAACCATTTTGAGTTCTTCTCCAAGTTCTAACTCCATGACTTTTATATTTCTTAATGCGTCATAGTTTATTTCTTGTATCGCTCTTTTAGCGTGGAACCTGACTGTATATATTTCAACGTTGTTTACCAACTTATCATTACCAACATACATTAACATAAAGTTGTTAATTATGTCCTTTAAAGTAACATACTGATAACTACCCCAGTTAGCGTCTTGAGGAACCGTACCATTATTGGTGTAATATTGATAATTAGTTATGTATGACATTTCTTACTGTGTTTGCTGTACTGTTTGTAATTCCTCTGCTTTAGCATCCTGTACAACCTCAGACTCTCTAATAGAAAGACCTGAATATTGTAATATCTTAGTCACCAAGTTAGGTAACTCATCATATGGCAACTCAAAGTCTTGAAACTGAGCGTTTGTTGAGTCAAATATTGGCTCTCCACCAGCAATTGTTGTGTAAGTCCAGTTTGGATCATATGGTTGTCTAACGTATCTAATCTGTAAATTGGTGGCCGTAGGCGCACTAACTATATTCATTAATGAGTTAGGATATACGGTTAAAACTCCTGGAGTATATGTAGTTGGACCAACAGAAACATCTGAAGTCAAAATATATGCTGGATAATCAGCTGTAGGAGCGGTCAAATTAGAATTTATAAGATTAAGTATCTTACTATGATCTACCCTATTTACTTCAACACTATTGTTGTATACTACTTTCTCAATATAATAACAATTAATTGGAACTTTAACGTTTGCTCCAAGCGCATTATACTGAAGCGTATCATACTCAGAAAGCCTATCTATTACCTCTGAAATTCTTTGTGCTATATTTGAGTAACCTTCTCCGTGATAACGAGCATTCTGTTTGACTATAGCGTTGCTATAATCATACATATACTTTTGAAATATATCTAATTGTGCCTGTCTAGCGTAAGCATTGAACTCCATAGGGGTTATATATCCCCTATTATCCTTGTTCAATATAAACATAACGCTATTACGAACCTCGTTAATCATAGGAATGCTTTTTACAAAGATAAATAAAAAAAGGCACTTTGTGAGAGTGCCTTTCTTAATGAATTAATTACTATTATGCAATAGCAATGTTAGATACTGCCACTGGAGGAGCAACTGTATAAGCTACATTTGTCCAAGGTGTTTCTAAAGCAGCAATAACTTGATTCTGAACGAAATCTCTGAAATCGTCATTTGCTACAGAACCATGTGTAATGGTAACAACATCAGTGTTAGCATCAGATGCTTTGTAAGCAATAGTAGTAGTTGTAGCAGTTGCTTGCTCAATCAAAATAATTCCAGTACATGAAAGTAATTGATATGTACTACCAGAAATAGGGAATTTTAAAAACTTTTCCATTGTTAAAAAATTTAATGGGTGAATAATGCTACAAATATACTAATTTTCAGAAAATTTATTTTCTAAAAACTTGTATAAATCTAATCCCTCATCTGATTGTAAATAAGCAGACAATAAATACACTGGATCTTCACCATAAGGAACGGTAAGTAGTTTCTTTTTATTATCCTTAAGATTAAAATAAATCTCCTTCTTATTATTTCTAAATGCTAAATACCCATCAGATAATGCTCTAGCCGCAAAACTTGTTACTTTAATACTTGGATCATTTACAGCTCCCATAAAGTCTTGAGGATATCTTTTAGCATAAATCATCATGTCTCTTCTAACTTCTGATGTTTTCATACTATCAATAGATCCACCTAATAATAATCTTGCAATTGGCTCTAACTCATCAAATGCCATTTCTCTAGCAATCAACTGAGCATCAAGCTCATCATACATTTTCTTTATGTCTATTTGAGCGTCTTTTTCTTTATCAAACTCATAGAACTCAGTTCCATTACTAGGATGATAATATAAGAACTCCTGAAGCACTGGATTATTTTTGGGAACTTTTAATATTCCATCTTCAAATACAATTGGTTCTATTATTACATTATCTCCTTGTTCATCTTGAAATGGAGAGTTTGAATTTCTAGCATAACGAAGAGGTCTATTGGAATTAGTTTCTTCATCATAGTGTAATAGCCTTTTTCTAGGCGTATCTCTTGATGCTAAAAAATAAGTTAGTGGGGTTTTTGTTGACCTTAAGATATAGACTCTATCTTTTGGTTCTAGTACAGATTTTCTTGTTGTTTTCATTTGATATAATTTAATTTATTAATAATAAAAAGGGAGAGGCACTAGGCCCCTCCCGATTTTTTCGATTATCCCTTGAAGATAACGAAGTTGTTAGCACCTAGTGTACAAAGAGCTCTCTCTGACAAGAAGTTTACTTGCATTGCATCGAGGTCGCTAGTTGCAGCACCACCTGCGGAACCAGTCATCCAAGTTTTGTATCTACGATCTTCAGCCTCAGAAGCTCGGTAACGAACGTGTAAGAATGGTCTTCTAGCGTTTTTACCAAGAACTTGGTCGTAAACAGTCATTGTTCCAGCAGGAACCAATACTCCGTTTACTACACCACCAACTAGACCTCCACGAAGAGTTGCATCGTTAAGGTATTTCCAGTCAGTTTTGTAGAACTCGTATCCTCTCTTGAATCCAGAGAAACCAAGGTTCAATGCCATCTCCTCGCTATTATCAAATAGGCCGTAAGAAGTACCACCAGCTCCGTAAGAGTTCTGAGCAGCTAACATATCATCGATATCGAAAGAGAACTGACGATTCAAGAACAATACGTTTTCTGCGATAGCACCTTGCTTGTCAAGTCTTTGAATAATAGTGTCAAAGTCAGCCAATGAAGATGGGTTACCACCAGACCAAACATTTCCTCTAGTTTCAATTGTATCAAACATACCTTGAGTACCAGCGGCACCAGTAGTGGCAGGAGATACGATAGGAGTAGGAATTAATCCAGTCCATGCAGCAGCACCAGAACCAGCTTCAGCAGGAACACCTTCAACCATCATCATTTCAAGATAATCCTCAAAACGTAGACGTGTTTCGTGCTCAGACTTCATAAACCAGTAGTAACCAGTTGCTCCATTTTCAGTTGTAACTTCAACCCAACCAACTTGAGCCATGTCAGAACCAGATACAAAATAAGTATCTTTAATGATAACTGGCTTACACTCAAAGTAATCATCCTCAGCTTCTAAAGAACCAACCATTCCGTTGCTTCCTTTAGCAAATTCAGATCCGTATACGAATGCAGTGATATCATCGTTACCAGTACTTACAATAGTACCACCACCTGCTGCATAATACGCAACATCAAATGTTAAACCAGATACCGCAGTAATAATTGCTTTATCAGATGCAGATGAAACATTAGATGACAAGAAAACTGTTTGATTAACTCTAAAGTTACAAGCAGAAATACCAGGGTCTGCAACAGTAAGTGTAGCAGTGTCGTTACCAGGATTATACGCAATAGAACAAGCAATATATTTAGTATGCAAACGACCTTGTTCTGCCCATTTAATTAAGTCAGAGTTAGAAGGAAGTTCAGCACCAACCATACGCAAGAAAGATGCGATTGATCTGTTTCCATAACGCTCAAATTCTTGCTCATAAGTATCAGGAAGATACTGATTCAAGAAATCAAAGTTTGTAATATAGTTTGTAGGCAATGTTGCCTTAACCGAGCTAGGTGTAATTAATGCACCTGGGCTTACGGGTTGTAATGTACCAGCCATTTTTAAAAATTTAAAAGTTTAACGTTTTTTAATTACTAATCTACTTCCTCTGTCTGGATCAATTACTCTAATCTTTGTGCCCTCACTTGGGGTTACTTGTGTAGCCTGTCGAGTCATGTCAATATTTTTAGACTCTTTAGCCACATTTCCAACCGCGTCTGACATACCTTTTTCATAGAAAAATTTAGCAAACTTGTCAGGGTTTTTAGCTATAGCAATTGAACGATGGAAGGATTCAGCATCTGCAAGGTAACCATTGTCATCAAGAAATTGTGAAACAAAGTTTCTCAAATCGTTTTGTTCTTGCAATAAAGCTTTTGGATCTCCAGGTTTATAAACCAACTTCTTGTTTTCATCTAAATTAAATTTGAAACCTTCAAAATTATTAGAGAAAAGTTCTTGAGTTTTTTTAGAGAAGTACTCAGCTTTCTTTCTGCCGTCTTCTTCCGCAGACTTTGAGGACTCTTTATATCTCTTATAAGCATCATACTCTTCTTTATCTTCCTGTTGAACAAACGATTCCCTTGACTCAAGTGGAACTTTGTACTGCTCTTTTAGGTCGTTAAAGTATTTCTTAGCTTTTGAGAGCTCTTTTTTCTTTGCTAATTTTTTCTTTTTGATTTCTTTTTCATCATCAAAATCTTCATCGTAACTAAACTTTTCAGATACATCAAACCGAATATCTTCTGGTTCTAATTCTGGGTTCTGTTCTCGATGATATTCAAAAAGCAAAGACTCCTCGTCCATTTCATCGTAGTTCTTATTCAATTGAATAAAATCTTCGATTCCACGTCCTGTTTCTTTTTTATACTTTAGAAACGCAGAGACATCTTCGGGTAATTCCTCATTCTGTTGTCTCTGCTCAAATAACTCATCTAAGTTATTTATGTCTCTATTGTACCTTTTACCAATATATGAAAGAACTTTATTATCATCAATATCGTCAACAATTGTTGGCGAATTATCTTCAGTAATAATTGTTTCTACAGTGTCGGGAACAGATGTTGTATCTACTGTATCCGATGTTTCACTAGTAGCGTTTGTAGATTCTTCATGTTGTTTTAGTAGTTGTTCTTCTACTTCAGCAACTGATTTTTCTTCGGCATCTACAAGCCTTACTTTAATTTCTCCTTCCATTTTTATTTAATTTAATTTTTACAAAGTTAATAAATATTATATTACTCGTTTTCGTAAAACATTGCTTGAGAGTCTTCTGTATTCCATTTCTCATATCCTTCTGAATTAAAGTATTCAGTATTTACCATATAATCTGGTTTTTCAGGGAATGGTTTAGTAACAAAAGAGGGCTCTGACCATTTTATTCTATTGTTTGGTTGTAAGGCTATCTGTCCATTATCAAGTAATATAATGTGATGACTCTTATGCTCTAATGGATCTTCTGCTAGAGATAAATCAGTATTCAAGTCATTTGATCCCCAATTTATTGTTGCATAATAACTTCCTTCGTACCATTTTCTATCTTTCATATACACCTCAACTTTAGTATCATAAACATAAGACAGGTGCAATAAAGTGAAGTTATATGAAAAACAATTCCATATCTGTAAATAATGAAATGGTAAATCTGGGTCTGGTAACTCAGGTTTAGTAAGAAGTGCATGAGATGGTAACTTATCTCTCATTACACCGTTCTCAAGAAGAACTTGGAATAATGCAGCCTGACCAGGCATGCATCTAACAGACATTATAACTCCTTGAGTGAATTCACCATGCCCACTCTTAAATTGATACATATACTCATTCCTTACAAATACTTTTAAAGGAAAAAAGTTGTGTTCTATATATGCCATGTTATCTAGGTTCGAAAGACTCTAAATCAAATCCATCTAGAGAATCTTCTGTACTTTCAAAGTCAATAGGCGGAAGATTGTTCTTTCTTTGATTAATTAATTCAGATTGTCTTGATGCTTGAATGTCAATTCTTTTATCTTTAGCTTTTTCTTTTTCATCCTCTCTAACCTTCAATTGTTCAGCATCCATGCCTTTTAATTGCATATTATATTGGAACTCAATATTCATTAGTTCTTTCTTAAGTTCAGCCTCTGCTTGCATCTTCATTATTTCATAGTTAGCTTCAGCCTCTTTAAGTTGAATTTTACTCTGAGCCTCCATCTGTAGCAACTGAGCCTTAGATTCAGCAGCAGCTTGTTGTGATTGAATATTAGTTTGCATCTGCATCTGATACTCCATCTCTTTCTGTTGTTGCTGAGATTCCATTCTCTTCTTCCTCTTCATTTTAAGCAACTCATTTGCCATCTTGATGTTCTTGATATTTCTAATATCAATGGCATCCTCTAAATCAATTGTTTGTTGCTGAAGAGCTACCTGAATATTTGCCTCAAGCATTTGTCTTTCTTCCTCATCTGGAGAAAGGTCTATAAATATACCAAAGTCAAATAAATATAAGTCTCTAATTTCATCAAGTATTGCTAAATTATACTTGCCTATCTGCATTGAAAATTGCTCAGAAAAATCTGAGTATTCCATGATGTCAGCAATACGTATTGATATACACTCAGCCATTCTTTTTGTTATGTTTAGATTGGCCTCTAGTATGTGTCTAGTAGCTGTGTTAGAGTTAAGAGCTGCTAACTTCTGTATACCAACAAGAGCGTCAGGGTGTGGCATTGTACCATCCCTAGCTTCATTGATTCCAGTCACATCTCTTATCATATTAAGATAGTGGTTATAGTTATTTATAAGAGAAGACATTTTAGCTTGTCCACTATTAGTGCTAAGTTCTTGAATAGGAATTCTAGCATTGTTAAACTCACCATCTTGAGTATAGCTTCTGCCAATTACACTACCTGTTTGGAAGTATAACTTAAGTGCATCCTCTGGATTATATGCAGCACCTGTACCAAGGTCTACCTCATTAATACCATCAGCATCAATAAATACACCATCTGGTACTACTCTTGCCGTAACTTGTTGTAGCTTTAAGTGTGTAAGCTGTATCTGATCTGCAAAAGGAATCATTCTTCTAACAAGAGACTCCATTATTCCTTTATACATTCTAGGTGCAAAAGCAATATAGTTAGGATAAGCCTTTTGACTAGCAGACTTTGGTCTAACCATATTCTTCATCATCTCCCACTTAAGAATAATATTGGTACCAGCTACTAAAATACCTTCGTACCACACATCTCTTACTGCTTCAACCTTTTCATATGGAATACCATCTTCTGTAGGTGGATTAAAGTTTTCACCTTTTCTGATAATTCTCTCACCGCCATTCTCTAGCATCTTCTTTTTCCATACAAACTTCTTTGAAGCTTTGTAATTGAAGTAAATAAGAGTGACAACTTCATTAAGGAAGTAATCATCCTGATAGTTTCGTATTATAGGAAAATACGTATACCAAGCAGAGCTTGTACTTCTTATTTCGTTTAATTGTTCGTCAGTTAAACTAGGATCAATTTTAAGCAATTCAGTGTAGTGCATTTGCTTTACTTCACCAAAGTAATAACAATCAGAGAAATCATTTTTCTCTGTATAGCTATGTATCCAGTTAGCTGGGTCAACATACTCTACCCTTAATCCATCATTTACTAAGAATGAATGCTTGACAACAGATACACCCAATGTAACAAGATCATAATCTATTAACTTTCTTAGCTCAGGATAGTCATTCATCTCAAGCACTGTATTGATGGCTACCTCACTAGCAATCTCTATACTTGGCTTGTACTTAAGCTGCATATATAGCTCAAGCTCCTCGTCATTTTCTGGTAAGTCTTTTGGATCAACATTAAAAGCATTAACTCCAAACTGCTCCTGAGTCATTGTCAAGAAATCTTTGGCTATCATATCAGCCTCAATCATTTCTTGAAATATGTTCTTCTTCTCGGCAGACATAACGTCTTGTGCCTCTGTTCTAATTTCAAAAAGTCTGTCAGACATTCCGTTTACAACAACGTCAACAAACTTAGGTATAATAGGCACTGGAGTCCAGTCTAAGTTCATCATAGACATATCCCCGTTTATAGCAAGTTCATCCTTATATTTTTGTACTGGCTGTTGACCTCTAGCATATAAACGTAGTCTGTGGTATTCTCCCCACTGATCATAAAACCTACACGTATTATTTTTTCGCTTGAACCATTCTCCTTCAATGGCCTTACCAACCTTTAAGCCGTACTCATAAGTTTGTTTTTCTTCGTCCGTTACCATTTGGCTAGGAAACGGATTCTGATATATTACAACAGATGGTTTTTCCATTCTATTCTATAATTTTGCTGTGACTGCCCTGATTATTATATCTTACAAATTTAATACTAATTTTTGATTCTTTTCTCTCAGGAACAAACATATGCTTTCTGTTTGCCATAATAGCTAAACCAGAACTAATTGACGCATCGTGTTTTGTCCTGTTTGTTGGGTCAAACCTAGCCCAATCTTCTAGTGTTTTGTTAAAGTACATGGACCCTATTACATCATTATCTCTGTATGTACCTTCTGTATCAAAACCAACATATTCTTCTATGTATGATTCAATACATGAAGCATGAGCCTGTCTAACGTCTTCACTAGAGTTTGGTATTCCACCTATTTCTATTTCAGTCTTAGATAGTTTGCCCAAGTTCTTGTCTGGTCTATTCATCGAGAAAGATCTGTAACCTCTATTCTTAAAATGATATAATAATCTAGCCTTATTATTTTCTGCTAATATAGGCATTCCATAAAAATGACAAGCCATCAATACATCCTCAAAAAATATCTCAGCCGTCTGAGGTCTTGCTATATACTCTAAAAAGAATTCATTTGTTGGACCATCAGACATATGAAACGTTGTCATACCATGGAGAGCACCGTTAGAACCACCTCCTCCAACAACACCCGATATGTCATAAGGGTCACAGCCAAATGCTCCCATGTGTTCGTTTCCAGGATACTTCTTTCCATTCTTTACTATTACGTTATTTCTTAAGTGTGGTTTGGGTATCCAAGATACTAAAAATCTTCCATTCTTGTCTGGAGTCCATATAACCTCGCTATCTTTTTCTCCATTCTTCCAGTGAAAATATCCTCTAGTCAAGAACTTTTCTTTTATCAAAGAATCATTATAATCAATCTGCTGGTATATCTTTGTTAAGTTAAATATAGATTGCTTTGATTCATCTCTAAATGCATGTGACTCTGTTCTTGGAAACTGCCTATAAAATTCATTTAAAGCGTCTGAATCAGACTTTAATGCGTTTACCTCGTTGTTCCACCATGTTATAACTCCTGTGCTTATTGTTTCTCCATCTATACCTTTTATTGGCTTTTCTGGATTATCAAATACTGGCCAACCATACTCGTCTATGTAACCCTCTACGTTCCACTCCATTGGTATAAACAAAGAGTATAAACCACTTTTAGTTTGTTCATTAGCTGATCTTGTAGATGGATTACTATCGTTGTATAGTTTCTTAAAGTTCTCTCCACCTTTTGGCAAAGCATTTGATGTTGATCCCATCATACACTTGCCTATGATTTTAGCACCAAGCCTTAAACACGTCTTGGTAACTCTCCAGTTATTTAGTATATTCTCTGGTTTTTCCCATTTACCACTTTCATCATGAACTAGCAATAATAGTTTCTCACCATCGTAACTGTTGTCGGCAGTATTTTTCCAGTCTATGGTTGTGTCCAGACCTTCGATGTCTTCCGTCTTTTCTTCGTCCATATTCTTCCTAGTAATTTTACTAGCAGGAACCCTAAAAGCCAATTCAGTCTTAGGATTATCCATACCGTCCTGAATAGGTTTGAAAAAAAACGGGTAATTCCTAACGATTGGAACCACCTTGTCCGTAAACATTTTCTTTGCATCGCTACCTGTTTTTGATAATATTCCAATTCGAGAGTCTCTAACTATTGTTCCAGTATTACACGACTCAGCAGAACTCATAAAAGAGAATCCAGAACGCCTGTTCTTTAGGTAACACATACCAAAAGATCTGTTGTCAGCCTTACACGCTTCCCAGTATATATAAAATATTCTGTTAGACTCTCTGAAGTCTGGTAGACCTATATCTATTTTGGTCCACTGTAAATACATGTAGTGCGTTCCTGTAATGTATGTAGGTACATTATTGTTTATAAACCAAAATCCGTTTTCTCTCCTTTCAAATTCTTGTTCTATATAATCTACATACTGTATCTTGAACGCATTATCTTTCCTGTTCCAATCAAATATTGTTTTTATTTTTTGTAGCTCTTTAGGATACTCGTTAGCTACCCACTTTCCTCCTCTATTTTCTACTTTATCTGGAACTAAAGGTAAGGCAATCTTTACTCCGTTTATATTATATATATCTCCTATGGTTCCATCTTTGGAGATAACTACTAGATCATAATCTTTATTATATCCGTACTCCCAGTTCTTTCTTTTATTTTTATTTACAACTGTTGATTTACTTACGTAATCCTCAAGTACTATATATAGATTATTTTCCATTTTTAATTTTTGCCCTACCTTCAGCAAATCCAGATTTACCAAAATCTACTTGAGCTACAGGCTGCTGTGTGTCTCTATTTTCCTCCTCATCAATCTTACCTAACATATAGAGTGCATCCTCAAATGCTAACCTTTTTGCAGATGCAGCATTCTTTAATTTGTCAGCAGATACATCGTCCTCAGCATGTGTAATTATTGGCTCCCTAAGAACCTTTATAAGTTCATCTACTGCAACTTTTGCTGCCTGTATTAGCTCTATCTTTTTAGACATATATTCTTATTATACATTCTATATAATAAATCATCTTCGATCCTAAACTCGTATTCACTATCTGGAGAAAACGAGACAATATCGCCCTTTGAAACATCTTTTAGTTGTTCGTTAAAATAAACTAGTTCACCCCAAAGTTCCTCCCTAGACCCTGTAGTTGATATTATCTTGTCTTCGTTTGGTATTGGTCTTACAAAACAATATGGATACGGTGCATTCCATTCACCACCCTTTTCTCTATATAAAAAGAGTTGGTCATTTTCTATTATGAAATAATCATCAAACAAATGATGCCAACTGCTCTTTTGATTTCCCTTCATATCATAATAAAACTTAAAAACGTTATGATGAACAATAACTTCATAACCGCTCTTAATTGGACCGTCATAACTTATTGGAACAGATACTACAGTAGCCATTCTATTTGACACTGTATGGTCTTCCTGAGATGAACTTATAATAAAATCAACGTCACCATATTTACGTATATTATCGTAACGCCTTTCATTGTAAGGTTTTATTATAAAATGATGTGGAGACTTCATTAGAAATCTATATTGTACTCAATAGATATAGGCATTGAACTAGAAAAACTTTTCCACTTTACAATTTCCTTGTCCTGATTCAATATGTATATTGATATAGATGAGTCAGATTCCATCAATATAGTATCAATAGTACCATTCCCTCTAAGGACATCCTGACCAACAACATAGTGCATAGACTTCATGTAGTCTGGACCTACAGATATC